AGACGAGCTTCGATATTATGGAGGAATACAAGGCGGGCTTCGGCCGGCTGCTCAAGGCGGAATTCGGCGGCATGAAGTCTCCGCTCGATCTGGCGGACGATCTCGGCGTATCCGTTGCAACTTACTATCGCAGGCGGAGCGAGGCCATCGAAGCATACGGATACGTGGCGCTCGGGCTAAGCTGAGAATTCGGTGAGACAACATTGAGACAAGCATGAGACGAACTTGAGACAACGTTGAGACGAAATAGCCCGTTTGACCGTGTTAAGATGATATCGTGGAAACAAGTGAAGAGAAGCGGCAGGCCGTCCGAAGGGGCGGCTTTTTTGTTGTCTCTTTGCGGGAGATGTTCCACGTCAGGAGGTGAGGCGGCATGATAGTCGCGCCGCGGGACGGTCCTTATGCAGAAGGACGCATGCAAGAGGGGTATGAGAAGGGAGGCGGCAGGGTATGGGGATCAACGAAATCCTTCAAGGCGTCATGGCTGTCGTAAGCGCGCGATTTCCGGAAGCGGAGGTCGGCAGCGAAGAAGGGCAGCCTCCGGAAAGCGGCAGCTTCTTCGTAAGGATGTCCAGCGGCAGTCAGGAGCGTTTGCTGGGCCGCAGCCATCGCCGGTTGTACAATCTCGACATCCGGTACGACGGCACGACTTATGCGGAACGGAACGCTGCGGCGGAACAGCTGTACGACGCGCTCCGCATGATTGTTGTACAGGAGACGGCGCTGAAGGCAACGGCAATGTCGCATGAAATGATTGAAGGCGTTCTGCATTTCACCGTTCAATACCCGGTTCGCGTAGTCGAAGAGCTGCCGGTGGGCATTCGGATGCAGACGCTTGAACAAGAGGGGGTAGTCGGATGACAGGCGCACAGGAGAACGTACGGCTTGCAGGGGTATTCACGAAAGCGCAGCTATTGGCTTCCAGCCGCTATACGGCAATGGAAAAGGATATGCTGCACGCAATGCTTGCCCCGGACAAGACGTATTCGCACAATCAAATCGCAACGATGATGAACGATTTTATGAATAGGGAGGCGAGGTAACCCATGGCAGGAGGAACTTTCACGACGCAAAACAAAGTACGGCCTGGCGTTTACATTCATTTTGAGAGCGAGGGCGGATCGCTTGGGACGATGGGCGAAAGAGGAATTGCAGCAATGGCGCTGCCGCTCTCTTGGGGCCAGCCGCATACGATGCTGACCCTTCATGCCGGCGACAATCCGTACCACATTCTCGGCTATGATCTGACGGCCGATGAGCTGCTGCTCGTCCGGGAGGCGCTCAAGCGTGCGAAGACGCTGCTCGTGTACCGCTTGAACGACGGCACGCAGGCGACGGCGAGTCATGGCGATCTAACCGTCACCGCCAAGCATGGAGGCGTCCGCGGCAACGACATCGGCGTTGTCGTCCGGCAGAATGCGGATGACGAGCAATTATTCGATGTGATCACGGTTGTCGAAGGCAACGCCGTCGATACGCAGACCGTTTCGAATATTGCCGGCTTATCGGCTAACGCATGGGTCGTATTCGCCGGAAGTGGCGAATTGACGGTTACCGCAGGCGTGTCGCTGGCCGGCGGCGCGGACGGGACCGCGACGAATCAGAACCACATTGACTTCCTCGCGTCTCTGGAGGTGGAAGAATTCCACACGCTTGCCTATCCGGGAACGGACAACACGTTGAAGGGCGTATACGCGTCGTTCGTGCAGCGGATGCGCGAAGACGAGGGTCGCAAGGTGCAGGCTGTATTGGAAAATTACACGGCGGCGGATTATGAAGGCGTGATCAGCGTGAAGAACGGCGTCGTTCTGATCGACGGCACCGTACTGACGGCGGCGCAGGCGACGGCTTGGACAGCGGGCGCGACTGCCGCCGCGGCCGTTAACGAATCGTTGACCTACACGGCCTACGACGGCGCGGCCGATGTCAGCCCGCGTCTGTCGAACAGCCAGATCGTCGAGGCGCTGGAGAACGGCGAATTCGTATTCGCGCTTAGCGCGGGCCGTCCGGTCGTGGAGCAGGACATCAACACGTTCAAGAGCTTCTCGCCCGCCAAGGGCAAAGCGTTCCGCAAAAACCGGACGCTGCGCATCATGGACGGTCTGGCGAACGACTGGAAAGCGACGTTCGAGCGCTATTATATCGGCAAAGTCGACAACAATGCTGACGGCCGCAATCTGTTCCGCAAGGAATGCGTCAAGCTGGTCGAGACGTATCAGGGACTCGGCGCGATTCAGAACTTCGACCCACAGGCGGACATTACGGTCATGCAGGGCGAAGAGGCGGATGCCGTCTATGTCGAGAGCCGCATTCAGGCGGTCGACGCAATCGAAAAAGCATACATGAAAGTGAGGGTTCGCTAATATGGGGTTTCTTAAAGCAGGCGATATCATTTCCGGTCAGGAAGGCCGGGCTTATGCGACGATCAACGACGTGAACCACGAGATGTTCTACATCCGCAACATCAGGGCGACGGCGGAGAAGCGGAAGACGGAGGTGCGGACGCTTGGCAACCGCGCCACGCAGCGCAAGGCGTCTGGCTGGAGCGGCACGGGAGAGATGACGATCTACTATGTCACCTCGATGTTCCGTCAAATGATGTACAACTACATTCGGGACGGCGTCGATACGTACTTCGACATTACGATCGTCAATGAAGACCCGAACTCGTCGATCGGCAAGCAGACGGTTACATTGCTCGGCGTCAATTTGGACGATGTCGTGATGGCGGCGCTCGATACGGAAGCGGACGAGCTCGACGAGGACATCAGCTTCACGTGGGAAGGCATCGACATCCCGGATTTGTTCGCCGATCCTTCACTGGGCTAATACGGCGTCATACTAAGATGAAAAGAGGATAAGAAGCCATGAACGATTTAAGCATGTTTTTTGCAGGCAATGCGATCGCCTCCGAACCGGAGGCGATCGTCGTATCGGAGCGCTTCAAAGATAAGGACGGCAAGCCGATGCTCTGGCTGCTTCGTCCAATCTCCGAGGAGATGAACGAGCAACTGCGCCTCTCGTCCACCAAGCGGGTGCCCGGCAAGAAGGGCGTAATGGTTCCGGAGACGAATATTCCGGAATACCTGGCCAAGCTGGCCGCGGCCTGCATTGAGTTCCCGAATCTGAACGATGCCGAATTGCAGAGCTCGTACGGCGTGCGAGGCACAGACATACTCATTCGGAAGATGCTGCTGTCCGGCGAATACGCCGCCTTGCTCGAGAAAGTTCAGCAATTGAACGGCTTCGACCAAAATATCAACGAGCTGTCCGATGAAGTAAAAAACTGATCGAGGAGGGCGATGGCGAGGCGGTATTCGCGTACTTCGCCCTCAACGAGTACCGGCTCATGCCGTGGGAATTCGCCGCGCTGCCGCTAAGGCGCAAAGCGGCATTGATCGGCATGATCAAAGTGCGGCTTGAGAAGGAGAAAAAAGCGCAGCAGCAAGCCAAAGCCAGGAGAGCCCCGAAAAGGGGCTCTCGCTAATTGCGCAAGGAAAGGGGGGAGGAAAGGATGGCAACTGTGCAAGCCTCGATCGATCGATTCAAAGAACTCGAAAAATCATTGCCTGGGGTAAATAAGCAAATCGGGCAGCTCATCTCGCGGTTGAACGGAATTGTGGATGTCGTTCGTGCCGTCAATCGTGCGGCCGAAGCGATGTCGCGGTCGGTGCGCAAAGCGGCCCAGGGAATGGAGCAGGCCGCCACCATGCAAAAGTCGTTGTCGAAGAGCACGAAGAACATTGCGTCGTTCGTGCAGCAACTGGACAAGATGACAGGGAAAATTACCTCGGCGGCAACTGCTGCGGCCTCGATGTCGAAGGCAGTACAACCAGCGGCTGCCGGCACGGCTGGCGCCCCGACGGCCGCAGCGAAGCCAGGTGCGGCCGGCGCACAAGGGGGGAGCTTGGCAACTCGCATGACCCAAGGCATAACAGCAATGAACAAAGCGCTGCAGGTCAGTCAGAAACTATGGGGTAATTTGGGGAAAGTGACAGCATACAGCGACCGGATTCAATCCGTCAATCTTCAGCTGGCGCTTGCCAATGACGGCTTGCGTTCGCAAGCTGACCTTCACCGGCAGGTGATGGATGCCGCGAACGCTACCAATACCAGCTACGAGACGACCGCGGCGATGGTTGGCAAGCTTAGCCAATCGCCAAGCGGAGCGTTCCAGAACAATGATGATGCGATCGCATTCACCGAACAGTTCAACAAGCTGTCGGCTGCAAGCGGCGTTCAAGGAGCGGAACGCGCGACCGTCTCGATGGATATGGCGAAGGCGATGGGAAGCGGCAGTCTGGACGGCAACGCGCTCAAGTCGATCAGTCAGCAAGCCAAGCTATTGCCTGCCATTCTGGCGGACGGCTTGGGGGTCGGGCAGAGCGAACTGATGGGCATGGCCAACGCGGGCAAGCTCACGGCATCCGTCATTGCCGCGGCGTTCGATAATCAATCGCAGCGGATCGACGAGATGTTCACGAATACGCCTGCGACGTTCGGGGACGCGATGACGCATATGAAGAATCAGGCTGCAGCATGGATGAGCGGGCTGCAAGGGGCTGAAGGTCCTATGCAGCGAATTACGCAGCTCGTGATGAGCTTGTCCGCGTGGCTGAGCAGCGATGCGGGGCAGCAGTTCTTCCACGGTCTGAGTATCGGCGTAACCGTGTTCGTCGATGCGATGGCTTCGGCCGTCCAACTGCTGATCGACAACATGGGTATCGTGCAATATGTGCTGCTCGCCGTAGGAATCGTGCTGGCCGCGCTCGCTATTCAATGGGTCATAGCCTGGATTGCGGCGGCTTGGCCGATTCTGCTCATCATCGGCGCGCTGGCGGGGATTATGTATGTGCTTGACATGCTTGGCGTCTCCGCCGGCGAGGTCGTCGGTTTTGTAATGGGGATTTTCGGCTCATTATTTGCTACTCTGGTGAACATGGTCGCATTTATATATAATCCGTTCGTCTCCCTCGCTGAATTTTTGTTCAATATATTCGTCGATCCGGTGTACGCGATCAAGAAGCTGTTCTTCGATTTGGCCGCGACAGTCGTGGCTTTCGTTAATGGCATGTTGAATGAGTTAATTGAGGGTGTCAATTGGCTGATCGATAAGCTAGGTGGACTCGTT